GCACAGGAACACATTGATGAAATTCCTGTTGCTACTAATGCAGAATATATTCCATATTCGGACAATTTTGAGATTGATGATATTGATTTTGAAGATAACGAACAGTAATACAGAGAATAATAAGGCAGACGCAAACAAATGTGTCTGTCTTATTTATTGGGAGGAGCGAATTGAAATGGAATATAACGAGCAGAACTGGAAAGAGCTATTAGAAGCACTACGTTTTACAGAATGTAGAAATGAAGCCTTTGGTGGAATGGTGATCTGTGATGATAACAAGATTCCAGTATGGGATTATGACAATGATGAACGTAAAAAGAATTTGTTTATGTTCCTCAGCGGAGCTTTATATATGAAACAGCATTTAGGATTTTATTAGGAGGTAAGCGAAATGATTGAGTTAAAAGATTTATTAGAAGAAAATGAAACAATTGTGATATTTCATCTTTGCAATGAATATTGGTCACGGAATGCAATCACAGTAAAAGGAAGTGATGATATTTCTGGTGCATTAGAAATGACATTACATAGAATACTTGAAGCTGGTGGAACAGAAGATGATGTAAGGCGAATTATGGGTGCTGAAATTCCAACAGAAGATGAGCTGAAAGAACTTGAAGAGTTTGATGAATTTAGTTGGATAGATCGAGGTTATGTATTACCTGGTTTAATTGATTTATGGGAAGAAAGCGAGGTTGATTGATATGACAATGGAAATATTAAAAACCAGAATAGATGAAATATTAAAGAAAATGTGGGATGTAAATGAAGATGGTGGCATCGAAATTTATACTGACTATAGAGAAAGAGAACTTTCTGATAGTTTCTTAAAAGAGATATTTGAGCATAACAATCCAAGGGAGGCTTTTAATGATGAATTAGCTGATTGGGCTACGGATTATGCAATAGAGTACGGAGAAGATGAACTTGAAAAGGATATTCGCAAGGAACTTACAGAAGAAGAGGAAGAGTTTTTCGTAGATAATTTTGATGAAATATGGGAATACGTAAAAGAAAATACATATTTTTATTACAACGCAGAGGATTTTAATAATGAAGTCAAAGTAAATATCATGGTGGATTGTGGTAATTGGAATTACGATTGCGTTTGTGATAATGTTCTGAATTGGTATGGAAATTCAGGAGATGGAAGTATTGATAAAGAGTCATCTATGCTGTGGTTAGCAAAGACGCAAGGTAAAGCAACTGCATTAAGAAAGGCATGTAAACAGGTACATAGGGATGATGGATATTATGTAGATAGAGATAAAAACAAAGACAAATTTATTGAAAGCTGCATACAGGAATTTGAAAATCTCCCATCGCATATGGCAACCGTAACGTTTCTTGTAAAAATGCCGTTATTTGATTTATTTGACTTAATCGAACTACAGAATAAAGAGTATGACGAAAAGGGAAAATATGATCCACGAAAGAATGAAAATTCAAAATCTTACATGGTTCTTGGAAAGGAAACTATGTGCGGATTATATGATCCTTGGTCTGGCGGTGGTTCTGTATTAGAAATCGAGTTGGATAAAGATGTAAAATTACCTATTAAATACGCAATTTTTTGTGTCGAGGGATGTAAAATGCATGGATATGACATTGATGAAGTTTATGGATTGATTGGTAGCTGTTGGAAAGAAACGGTAAAGGAAATAAAAGAGGTGGCTTAGTATGGATAAAGTAAAAGTAATTTTCCGAAAAAATAAACATAATGATGTGATTGCATTCTTCCCAGAAGTGAGAGTAAATTACGGGAATATTATGTCATATATGCATACTGGTCAGCATGACGAAGCAAGTTATGAATTTTATTTGACTACTCGTAAGGCAAATGAAAATGAGTATGCTGATTTATTTGCTGAGTTACGTGAGATATATGATGATTGTGAATTGGTAATAAAACAGAGAATTAATTACAACGATTTAAGAAATAAAGCATGGAAATAAAACCAAAGGAAAGAACTGTTTATTTAGAAAGTGAGGCAAGTAAAATGGTTGATTATACAAGAATAAATGTGTCAAAAGATGGCAAATATTTATTCGCAACAGAACAAGGAGAGCTTACATACGATTGGGAAGCAAAACGGGTTTACAAATTATTAAAAGAAAAATTTCCAGAAAACGAAGGCTACAAAGTTTCTGTAATAGAATGGAGAGCAAGAGGATATGAACCAGATTGGGTGAAGGAGGTAAACGATAATGAAAACAATAATTGATAGAAGCGAATGTAAACCATTAAGTGACAATATTGAAGGCAAGTTAGTAGTAATTAAACCAGATTTTTTTAAACCAGAATTTAGAGATGCAAAATATCAAATTGTACTTGCAACTGGTGGTTTTGGATGTGATGCAGATAAATTTGGAACTGCTGTGTTTGTAACAGAATGTTGTGAAGATCCCGAAGAATATAGGCAAGAAAGATACAATCTTATTGGTGAGCCTACAGAAGAAATGATTGAGAAATGGAAATCTTTATATGGTGAGTTTAACGAGAAAGTACAGAAAGCATTGGAGGTGCAGTAATTATGATGACAGAAGAGAGATTTAAAGAGACAAATTACAAAATGAGTTATGAGGAATACAAGAAATGTTGTTGCAGCGAATGTGATAAGGCAGATTGTATTCATAGAGACGCATACAGAAGAGTACCTGAAATTGATGGTGGTCTTGGTTTGTGTCCTAATTTGAAGGAGAGTGATTAGTATGAGATTAGCTTATTTTTGTCATTATGACGGGAATGAATGTAAAAGAGAAATACCAAAATTAAATGAAATAGGAGAAGTTATTTTTCCAAAAGGATACAAGAAAGATAATAGATATTGGGATTCTTGTGTGTCGTGTGATAGGAATTACTCAATGTGCGGAAAATGTTATGGAAATTTAAAAATAGTTAAGGAGTGATTAATATGTATAAGTTGCGAATATATAAACTGTCTGGTTTAGATAAAGGAAACTTAGACCATGAGGAACTGTTCGATGCTAAAGAGCAGATGGATAAAAGATATGATGAGTTATTTCAAAGAGAATTATATAGCTTAAATCCTACTGCATGGAAACGGATTGATGGTGAGTGGAAACGATTGGAGGGATATTAAAATGAGAGTAAAAACATATCAAAATAAACGAAACAAGCAGAAATACATTGAGGTACATAGTGACGGGCATCATCACAATTCTGTTCGTCAGTATATACAGCACGATCAGAAAGTTGCGGGTCGTAAGGTTGGAGTTGTTAGGAATTACACTGGCGATGGAAAACTTCATCGGTGGAGAAAAGACAACTTAAATGAACTATTGGAAGATTACAAGGAGGTGTGAGTATGAAATATCAGCATATAGAATTTGTTGATGGTAGTAATCCTTATATCAGCAAAACGGAAAAGGATTTCAAATGGATGTGTGAACATTATGTTCTCATTCCGATTGCAGAAAATTTCTGGAAGGCAACTGACAGAATTTATTATAAGGTGGTTGGCTTTGCGGATAAAAATAAGATGGCTACTTTTAACAGAAATTACAAATCAAAAGCAGGTTCAATGAGAGTGATTTGCAAGGCAATTAAAGAGAATAAATTTGAGTGTATTGTACTTAGAAAAGAGGTTGAAGATTTACGGAATGATGAACACTTTGATATTTCAGTAAGTACACCTATTAAAACATGGAATTTGGTATAGATTGGAGTGATGAAAATGAAAAAACAATGATTATCCAATATATTTTAAGAGTAAAGATAATGATATATATGCAAGCTATGATGGTGTGCGATGGTTTTGGTATGGAAATATGGAATGTTGTTAGTAAGAAATAGCAATTTCATTTTAAGATTGGAGAGTGATTATATGTTAAAGAAGAAATTAAAAACTGGTTCAGTTATTGAAGCGTGGAATTATGATACTGGAATTTATACAGGAATGTCAATTGGAGCTTATGATAAAATGACTTGCAATTCAAAAGCAATAGTATCTGTAGAAAGTGTTGATAGTGCAGATGGAATTGTAAACAGAATTGTTATTAATAAAAAGAAAGCGGAAAAGTATGGATTTAGAATTGTAATAGATGAAGAGAATTAGAAAGGATGGTTGATTTATATGAGATTACATCTATTTTGGCTTGATAAGAATTGGAAGAAACGTGGTGATTGTGCCAACAATTATAACCTTATTGTTAATATGGAAAATAAAACATATAAGGTATATACGAATGCTTTTTATGGATATTATCATCCAGAAGATATTGAGGTTAAAAAGAAATCAGATATTGAAGATTACATAGAGTATTTAAAGAGAAATGGATTTACAGAAATGGAGCGATAAATCATGACAGTGAGAGAATTAAATAGAGATCAATTAACTGAATTAAAGCGTATGTATTATGTACAACTTGTCAATGAATGCTTATTTGCAAAAGTAATGGGTGTTGATATTGATGAACCATCATATGACATGATAGAGAAAGTCAACGAATATGTCTCGGATGAAGTTATTTTCGATGCATATGATAACACTGTGTTTACAGAA